CTTGTCCTGTAGCAGAACTTACTTTCTTGTTACCAATATAGAAGTCACCAGCATCATTCATACCAGTGTAAACATTCACACCACCATCTTTCTTCGTGGATTGTGATAGTAATTCCTCTTGAGCAGAAAGACTTCGATCTTGCTTCTCAGGAAGTGCAGTGGAGTAATTTCCTGGCCCAAATCCTACATATTCAAATGTTTGACCTGATGCACGAATAATAGAGTTTCTTCTAAATTCAACAGGACGAGTTTTAATTCTTGTTACTACTGAATCAACTAGATGAGTAGCAGGTTCTGTTCCTTGAACTCCTCTGAACACTGTAAGAGGATTTCCTGTTACAGTTGTCTTAACCCTTACAATCTCAGAACCAATTTCTAAGTAATCACCAATGTTAATATCAAGATTATCAATCCCTGTTATAGAGATACTTTCTGTAGATTTAGTGGCAATAGCAGCAGAAAGAGTAGTTGTAATACCTGCATATTCTGAAACTTGTCTACCCGCAAGGTTCTCATTATCAACAGAGACATTACCACCAGCAGATGCATAACCAAACTTATAGGCAAACATTGTGCCGTCAGCATCAGGAGCCGTAGTTCCCACACCGATGTTTACATTGAATGAAGTTTGACTGTTGACCTTCTTAACAATAAAGTCACCACGATACAATGATCTCTCAGATCCACCCAACTTAACCTTATTATCAACACTCAAACCATGTCTTTGTGCCGTGGTAACAACACCAACTCCAGTTGCTTTATTAAAGTTAAATGCACTTACATTTAATGCTTGACCAGTAACATAGGCAGTCGCAGCCGCAGTATTAGTTACTCCCAGTCCTGTGGTGTTGGTAACTCCAATCGTGGCGGCTGATGCCACCTGAATTGCTCCAGTGGCTCCTTCCGCAATACCTGTAATTCTATAGAGACTATTATATGAGTGATTACTGTCAGGTACAATACCCTTGAGTTCAATCGTATCACCTACGTTATCATATATTGAGGTAACGGTAACTATACCAATAGTATGAGTTGCACCTGTAGTGGCAACACCAACAACATGTAAACTATCACCTAAACCATAAGCACTACCTCCATCCATCACCTTGGCAGCAACTATGTTACCAGAAGAGTTAACTTGAATTCTACCTGTTGCAAAGTTACCTTGAGTTGATATACCACCTGAAGAAACAAACTTAGCATTATAAAGGAATCCAGCAGTTCCATGACCATAGTTTGTACCACTACTTGCGATACCCACTGTAGTCATTCTATTCAATCCATGACTAATTGTGGTAAAGATGGTATGAGCAGTACCAGCAGTATTTGAAGTAAGATCGGTAATTCCCATACCAATATTAAAATCAAATATTCCTTCATCAATGGTTTCTTTGGTAATACTATGTTGAAGTTCATCAATTACAACCTGACCAACAGGAGTTGGAACCGCATAGGATGAAGCCTCTTGAGGATCTGATACAGGATTATCTCTATTAAGTTGAGGATAAAGATCCTGAATTGGTTGAGAAAATCTTTCAGTAGAAAAAGGACTTGCAGTTGGTTTGTTAGATGAATTAACTAAGAGTAAGTGATAAATTCCGTCTTGACCTCCAGAGATATACTCTTGAATTTGCTGAGATCTATAAACTTGGAAGGTTCCAGCATACTTTTTCTGAGTAAAGGTAGGAAGACTGGTGGTTCTAGAATCAATGTTGTTAGTCATTGTTCCAGGCCCAGTGCTACTTGTAATAGTTACAGTAAACTCTCTAGCACTACTGATTCCTGTGACATTAAATGTGCCATTGAATCCTGAATTTGCAGTTCCTACTGGGTTCTCCGTGCTGACAATATCCTTAATTTCAACTTGAGATCCAGTCTTTAAACCATGAGGAAGTTCTGAGATATAATGACCAGTATTATCTGACCAATAAGCATTTGCAAGGAAGCTAAAGTTTCTTTGCTCATCCTTGTTTGCTAAACTGACTGTAGTAGGACTAAAGTAAGTTTGAACTTCTGTATCGCTTGCACCTGTTACATCACTTGATTCTTGTAAAATATAACCATCTACAGGAGGACGGGCAGATGTAATTCCACTACCTGCAGGAATCACATAACGAGCTCTGTAGACGGTATCAATAATATTTCTTGTATCAGGTTGTCTTTCAATAAATGTTCTTGGAGTTGCCTCTCCTAAAGTGGTTGATCCCAGTCCAACAATTGTAGAGAAAATATCATTGTCGGTAGCAGCAGTTCCAACAGTTACATACCATTGACTTTGATCACTATCAAATTGTATTGGATGGCCAATATCTCCTGCAATCTTATCCGATACTCTACTTTCAACATGAAGAATACCACCCTTATCATTAAATGCTATTCCTACAGGGGTGCTATTATTGGCATCATTTAATGTCTGAGCGATCTTAATCTGATTAGCATTTATCCCTGTTGTAATCGCAAAATATACAGCATTATTGTTTAATCTATCAGGAAGATGACCATTCTCTGCAATAACACGAATACTCTCACCCTGTAAGAAGTTATGGTCTTCTGTCAGAGTAAAGGTGGCATCTGTAGTTGCTTCACTATCTACACTATTAATACCAGCTACTGATCTTCCAACTTGGAATCTCTTTCTAAAAGAAACCTGTGTATCAGTCAATTCAGTATCAGGCATCACAATACGTGCCGAATGCTGATTAGTTGTTCCTGTAGAATCAGGAATCAAAACATTTAATTTATCATTCTCTTTTGCACCAACTCTATAACCCTCAATGACACTACTTGGTTTTACATCTTCATTAGTCTGATTATAAAGATATAAACGACTAGTTGATCCAACACCAACAGCAGACCCAGTTGTATTAACATCAACTGCGTCATATTCGATTGCTATTGTTGATGATTCAATTTCTTTTGGTGGAATAACATGAGTGATATATCCAACATCATCTCTTGCAAAAGCATCCTTTTTAAATCCTTCAGAGACTAATGATTTTGCACCAAAGTTAGAGTTGGAGTTAGTAACAGATAAGTCACCACCAGTTTCAGATAGTAAATGTTGAGCATATCCAATCGCAAAGACAGATACTATCTGAATAACAGAATCATTACTTGCTTTAATATGGAAGTTTCTATATGATGGTTTATAAATTGCCAAAGAGTCAGAATTTATATTATCATTTCCTGCAAACGTGCTGTCTTTATATTCTCCACTATCCTTATCATACTTCACAAAGGCATTATTATCCTTCTGTAGACCAATACCTGTATACTGTGCCACAACCATAGACTTAAATCCTGTGGCCTTGCTTCCATCAGCATGAAGACCACACATACCAAATACAGATCTCAGTGATATATTAAAGATATATGGAGAGGCAGATGTAACAGTATCAATTTGAAGATTAACACTTGAACCAGTTACTGTTGGTAGAGGATTTATAGGAGCATTTAATACCTTATATTTAAACTCTGTGGTTCCAGAGGAGTCAGTAGTAAGAACATCACTAACCACAAAGTTTCCACTATAACCATCAGCAGTGATTCCTTCTAACTCGAATGCAGTGTCTACATCTAATCCAGAGAGAGCCTTAGATAATTCAACAGTAATAGTGGTAGATGTGGTTGATCCATCTCCTGCTTTGATACTAGAAATACCAGATGTACCACCTAGAGGACCAACAATTCTGAACTCATTAACACTAGGTTGAATATCAAGACCTGATGAAGGATAATCTGGTTCAATTTCTCTACCAGATGAGGGGCCGTATGCAAGACCGACCTTTTCATAATAGATGTCCAGATCAGTTCTTGCTGCATCAAAATCAGAGATGAATGCATCATTAATCTTTACATCATTCACACCATCAGCATATTCAAATACTGTTAGTTTGTGATGAGAGAAGTTAGGAACAAATCTATTATCAGTGTAGTCTTTATATACAGATCCATTTGGGTTACCATCAAAAACGGTAAACTGCCACATGTAACAAGCACCTGTTAACCTGAAAATGGCAGATCTTTCAATATTATCATTCTCAGGATTAGGAACATATCTAGGTCTTATCTTTGTCTTTCTTAAATCTAGTCCAACGATAGATGTACCACGGGGCATAATAACTCCCCCGTAGACACTATTCATCTTATAAAGAGCATTATTATCTGTGCTTAAATCGTAATTTGTAGTAAGAGACCATGCAGGAAAATCATCTGATGTAGTACCATCTCTCAGTCTATAGTTATCTGCTCCATCAGGAATCCATCCAGGCCTGTTATCTATAATGTGTTCGCCAGGATAAAGAAGAATGGTAGTCTTACCAAATCTATCATTATCTAAACCTTTCTGATATGAAAATCTAGCTGCTTCAATAAGAGCTCTTTGAATGGTTTTAAATGGACGAGTTAATGAATTTCCTTGATTCTCAATACTGTCTGTCGCATCCAAATCATTCGGATTTACATACAGAATATTGCCACGAACATTCTTGAGGAAATTATCTAGACGACTGAGAGGCATCTTATTTGCACGATAAGTTCTATTATGACTTATTTATCAGACTAAGGATTGGTATATGAAAGCATATCTTCTGGACAGTTCTCACGTACAAAATGCAACACATTCATAAACTCTTCTACAGTTTCACACTCTACTGTTTTTGCCTCTCCTTCATCTGAATATAGGTGTACTTTACGTTGAATTGTATCCACAACACAACGGGATAGGAAATCATCTTCCATTGTAAACCTTATAATAGTCTATCTAGTATACCACAACTACTCCTTGATGTCAAGCAGATCACCCACGATCATATAGTAGCAATCTACAGGAATTCCTTGAGTCTGCAAATGAACTTCAAGGCCTTGCACTCTTTTTACAATCAAATTTTGCTTTGCTCCTACCTCTGTAAGGTGAACTGTCACCGTAGATAGGTCAACTAACTTCTCCCATTCCTCTGGAAGATTAATTAGTTTCTTTCGTGTTCTACCATGTAATGTTAAAGAATCAGTCATTGTCTACCACATCCACAATGTTTTGGTTATCTATGTATGCTTTTGCACCTTCTAATTGAGTTATCCTATCATTTACATTACCAATAGATTGTCGTAGTCCCCATAATCTCTTACATACTTCATTTCTTTCACCTCTTAAAGCATTACTTGCATCCACCATTAATTTATTATTTCCCGTATGAGAAAGAAACTCTGTCTCTTTTGTAGACAATATTCCAACTGCATTATTAATCGTATTATCTAGTGATGTATCACATGCTGATAATGTGGCAAGATTACCCTCTATGGAACTTACTGCAAATAGACCAACAGTTTCT